GGATGAACAACTAGAGTATCTAGCTCATCTCCTCTTGATCCAAGAAGTGATCTTCCTCTTGCAACAGTAGAAGCTGTTAAGAAGTTATCAGTATCAGCACCAGAAGCAGCACCTTTACTTAGATCAAGTGAGTTTGCACCTAGTGGGCCAAAAGTAGATCCAAACAAACCATCTAACAAGCTGAATAGTCTTGCAGAGTTTAGTTTGTTGATAGCATCTGCAATTTGGTTTCTGATGTGACCCATTGGATCTTCACCAGCAGCTAATACAGCTACATCATCAACAGCATACGCAAAACCTCTGTGACAGATAGTTGCGATCTGTGTATCTGTACCAATCTTTTGTGGTGTCAAGTGACCTTGATTACTTGTACCCCATGTTGCTGTACCATCTAAAATTTCTTCAGTTGGTGTGATTGGGTTAAATTCTGGAACTT